GGGTGATCGTCTGTATGATCGTTCCTTTGTTGAAATTGCTAACCCGCTGGTCATTAGCGCTATTGAACGCACTACCGCCAACAAGCGCTATCAGGCATTGTCTCCTACAGAACAGAAGCTTGCACTGACTAACGTTGTGCGTGATGTGACAAGCATTGCCCGTGACAAGACAGACGGTAAGTTCATGTCTGAAGACATTCTTCGTGTTAAGAAGATGCAGTTTGATAAGCTGTCACAGGATCAACGCAAGGTTATTAACGAGCGTTACGCTAAAGACCACGGTGGTAAGACATTGGAAGAAGCCAAAGACTACAAAGCCGTTGACAAGTACAACGCCATGTTGGGCAACTTAGCCTTCGCAGCAGGCGGTTTAGTTCCCGGTTATGCAATTGGTGGGCTTGCTGCTGCTAAAGCTGTAGGTAAGAAGATTGTTGGTGGTGCCGCTGAGTCTGTGTTGGACACAGCAAAGAAGCTCAAGGGTGTTGCACCTGCACCTGCCGACACAGCCGCCATTGACGACATCATTAACAAACGCATTGGTGCAGTTGCTGAACCATCACCTGTGATGAATCAGATGGCAGACATGCTGACTAAGAAGGCAGCACCAAAGCCAGCAAAGGTACCTACAGCAGCCCCAATTAAGGAGGCTGCACCGACCCCACTGCAACAGACAATCGAGGCTCCTACGCCTTCTAAAGCTTTTGAGTCGGAAGACTACATCAAAGGTGAAGAGGCTATGCTGGAGATGTATACACCTGAACAGCTTAAGAGTTGGAAGATTGCCAACCCCGAAGACTATGAGAACACTCTGCATAGTTTCACAGGTATGGCTAAAGGATTGAAGTCGTCTGAGATTCCTCCAGCACCGTTTGCTAAGAAGACCGATGAGGCTGCTGAGTCTTTGGTGGATGAAGTTGAATATGACATTGACGGTAACCCTGTCAGCATTGGCGGCAAAGCTGTAGTTAAAAAGTTTGAACCAGTTGCTGACGAATACGGTGTTGATCCTAAGTATTTGTCAGGCGATGTGAACAGCATCACTGGTAATGTTAATACTACTAGACGTAATTTTGCAGTTGCAGCAATTAAACAGGTACGCGAAGACAGCTTCTTTAAACTGCGTAACAACGATAAGTTTGCTTTCGTAGATGATGATGTATTGGGTGTGGTGTTGGGTGACTATCGATATTCGCGTGGTGTCGAACTCAATCCTAAAGACCCTGCCATGCTTGATGATGCTGTCAAGTTGGCTACTCAGTACCAGAAACGTCTTGATACTTTGCGTGAGAAGTACAAGGATGTGCCGCCTGTGAAACTGTTCCACGGTCAAAATGTTACTGAAGACATTGATCGCTTGAAGAAGACAGGCTTTGATGACCCAACTAAACGCGATGAGTTTCACTCAGAGATGATGGTGGGTGCTCCATCGTTTACTAAGGACTTGAACTTGGGTTTCCGTGGTGGTCCATTCGGTGGTACCAATCCAGAGAACTATGTCGTCACTGAGATTCCATACGCTGATTATGTGTTCAACAAAATCAACATGGCTCCTGAGAAGTATGACGCAAAGGACATGAACACCATCCTTCGCGCTGTCACTGGCGCACCCGGTGTTGTTCGTCCGATTGGTCTGCCTCGTGCTGGCTTCTTGGAAACTGAAGACATGATGTTGGAGGCTGAGAAGCTGCGTGTTAAAGGTAGAGGAACTTCGTTGCGCGGTGCCAGTGCAGAAGTATCTGAGGCGCTGCAACGTGGTGGCAAGGATGTCATTCGTGCTGAAGTGAAGAAGGACGAAAACATTGTTGCTGAATACATGAAGCTTGCTCGTCAGTCCAGTAATCCTAAAGAGCGCATGAAACTGGCATATATGTCTTACAGCGGCATCAAAGACCTCATGAACAGTTATATGAACATGGGTAAGGTGACATCGACTAAGACAGGTCTTGGTCAGCAATATCAAGCTGCCATCAACTTCTTCGCTGACTACTCAGGTATCCAGCGTCAGATGCGAGAGGTCGGTGATATTTTGTGGGACGGTGGCGCTAAGCAGAAAGCACAGAATCTGTATGAACTCAGTGACAAGATGAAGAAGTTTCAGCAGACAGACCCTGCAATCTCCACAGCCGTTGACGAAGCCAAGAGAACTAAACCATTGGATGAAGTGACGAAGATGATTCCGAAGCTGGCAAAGGGTGGTTTAGCAAGTCGTCGGTGATAAGTACCGACAATAAAAAAGGGGAGCTACACAGGCTCCCCTTTTCGTTTCATCACTTCAGCTTTGCAAGATTGTCGAAGTAGGCAGCATCAAAGCCACGCTGCCATTCTTTACCAGCCAAGCTGTCAGGATCATAGCTGTTGCTAAGCCATCCACGACTGAAGGCGTAATAGCCCTTGCCGTATTGAATGCTGAGCAAATGTTGCGGACGCTTAGGATGCATGAGTATCTCCGTAAAGTTCGTTAGCTAACAAATACCCTTCAAGTTCCCACATCTTGTTGATGGCATCTTCGTAAGCATACTTCTCACCAAGAGCTTGGTTGAACTTAGCAGGGTCTACACAGGCGCTCTTACCAATGATAAGAAAGCCACAATGCAGATGCATGAAACACAATGTTGTCGTTGTCTCAGGGACAACAAAGTATTCCACCTTCTTCGTCTTCTGTTGCATGTCTGTCGTGGTGACAGCGGTGCGCTTGATAGGTTGTTCAGGTTGATTCATCTTTAGCAGCCTCGTTAACTTTCTCTGCAATGTATTGATAGGCCAACACAGCAGCGATGTGTGCATTGCTTTCTTTGTTGATTGGCTCGGGGTCGAACAAGATTTGCATTTCAAGACCACCGTCATTGTTGTCGGTAAAGATGATGGTGGCTTTATTAGCTGGTGGCATATGTATGCTCCTTTAGTTGATGGATAGGAAGGTTGTAACAATTGCTCTTAACTACATAGCCATTGTCGGGATCAATTGTACCCTTAGTCAGATACTTTGCGTCAAGCATATATTGTTTTTTATCATATACACCTAAGAACCAACCAATGCTGAAGTCGTTCTTGACCCGAACGAAAGCATAGTAGTCACACTCTTGGGTTGTATTTAACGCAGCAATAGAGCACTCATAGGTATCAAGAGGCTTAACAGAAGTCTGTTTAGTCTTCACATCCACTGTCTTACCATTGCTTAGAACTAGGTCATATTCATAGGTGTTAGCGAGTACACCACCCATGACCTGTTGAGCAATAGCTTCACCCAAGAAGCCAGCTAAGTTGCCTGCCCCGCTGATGATGCTATTGCGTAGCTTACCCATCTCTGCCGCTTTATCTCGGGCTGTGACGAGCATGTCGCCTGTGATGACTACCTCAATCATTCTTCTTCTCAGGTACCAGTTCACCGATTTGGTCGAACTCACCAAGATAGATTTTAAGGAACGGCAACATTAAGATGATGCCGCTAAAGGCATGCAATGTATCGTGCCTGTCACCAGTGTCAACAATGTGACAAATGTCTTCGTTGTATTCAATGTCAAAGCCGAAGCCGTGGCGCAAGTTAATGACTAACATTATTGACGATCCTCATAAAGTGTTTTTGCGATGATGTAATTCTTGACCAAACTGCTTCGGACAATATCGTCCATGCCAAACTCAAACCTGCTGAACTCTTTCATGTCCTGAACAATGTCCAAGAACTTTGGCAGTCCTGTCTTGTCATCCTTCTTCTTCAAGTCAGTCTGTCGAATATCACCGCAATAGATAATCTTCGATGTATGACCAACACGAGTGACAATGGTATCAAGTTCTTCAAACGTCATGTTCTGAATTTCATCAGCCAACAAGATGGAGTTGGTGAAGGTGGTGCCGCGAATGAAGCTGGTTGAAATGAATTCAATGTAGCCTTGTTCTGACAAACGATCCCATGCATCTTTGCGGTTGAACAAGTCAGCACAGATTTGACGATAGGGCTGGATGAATGTCTCCATCTTCTCGTTAGCGTCACCGGGTAAGAAACCCATGTCACGGCTTTGAACAGAACTGCGGACAATGACAACCTTCTTGTAAGGGTTGGTCTTCTCCATCACTTCTTCAAGCGCTTTGTATAGGGCGATGTAAGTCTTACCCGTACCAGCAACACCATGCAAACACATGAAGTAGTCACCAGCGTTATAGGCATCGAAGAATTCCTTCTGCTTTGCTGTCTTAGGCTGGATCGTTGCCATGTCATCTAGTCGTACACGCAAGCTATTGCTTTTACTAGCTGGTGCTGGTGATTCGCTAGACGATGCTGGCGCTGCTTTTCGTTTCGTTACCATTGATACTTCCTTTGGTTGTAAAGAAGCCCCATTATAGGGGCTTCTTAGTGGATATTACAGACTTGCACCAATCTCAGTGAATTCAAAACTGAGTTGCCATAAGTGTGTATAGGTTGGTTGCTCACGTAGCCACACTAAGAACTTGTCCTGTGCGTCAGCAATTGTGAAAGCTTCCACATGCAACACACCTTTGAACACATTGTTAGCACTGTTGTAGCTGACAGTGAAGTGTCTCATGCTGCCTTGCCCCATACATCATCCCATGTACCAGTCTGAGCACCCTTGCTGTAGTCTGTCACCTTCTGCTCAAAGAAGTTGGTGTGTGATGTACCAAGCATACCATCAACCCACGGCAAAGGATTCTTCTTTATCTTGTAGATTCCTTTCATACCCATCGAGATGAGACGACGATCAGCAATGTAACGAATGTATTGCTTCACTTCTTCTTTTGTAAGTTTCTCAACTTCCAACATACCGAAAGCAAGATCAATGAACTTGTCTTCAATGTCCACCATTTCTTGAGCAATCTTTTTAATCTGCTCAGGTGTAGTTTCGTCTTGATGATGTTTAACATATTCACGATATACCTTAATCATTCCTTCAGCATGCATCGTCTCGTCAGTGATGGACCAGCTAATGATTTGACCCAGTCCCTTCAGCTTACCGTTACGTGCGAAGTTGAGCAACATTACAAAGCTAGAGAACAACTGCATACCTTCACCGAATGCGGAGATGGTGGCAATCTTCTCAGCCATTGGAGCACCTTCAATACGTTGTACATACTCATGCTTGTCCAGCATCTCTTTGTACTGCAAGAACTCGTTGTAGGTTGATTCAGGCAGACCGAGTGTTTCAATCAAGTGAGCATAGGCAGCAACGTGCAGTGCTTCACGGGCAGCAAAACCACTCAACATCATTTTGATTTCGTGGTTACGAAACGCAGGAATGTAATGGTCGTGATAACCGCTACCAATATCCAAGTCACCCTGCACAAAGAAGCGCAATATCTTTGTCAGAAACTCTTGCTCGTCCTTGTTCAGCTTCTTGTAGTCTTTAACGTCCTCAGACATTGGCACTTCGCTGTGCAGCCAATGGCTTTGCTCATGTTGCAACCAAGCGTCATAAGCCCAAGGGTAGGTGAAAGGACGGAACGCTGTAGTTTCCGTATTCATTTTATATTGTCGTGTCATATTCATCCTTCGCAAGCTAAGCAGGTGTCACCATCTGCTAATGTTTTCAAATCAATTTCATCTTCAATGCGTTGACGCTTAATCTGAGCACCAACCTTGTCAGCCTTACGCACCTTCTCGCTACGCAAATAATACAGACTCTTCAGTCCGCTCTTCCATGCGAGGAAGTGAACGCTGTGCAGATACTTCACAGACACGTTAGCAGGGAAGAACAAGTTGATGGACTGTCCCTGATCGATGTACTTCTGACGGTCTGCTGCAAGCTCAACCAACCACCGCTGATCAATTTCCATCGCTGTCTTATACACTTCCTTGAGATGGTCAGGAATGTCCAAGTGCTGCACAGAACCATCGTTAGCAATGATTGATGCCCATGTGTCATCATCGTCTTTACCGAGCTTCTCAAGCTCAGCTTTGAGGAAACGATTCTTGTACACGAAGGCACCAGACAATGTGTCTTGACGGAACACGTTAGCGCGATAGGGTTCAACAGAAGGGCTTGTGTTGCCCATGATTAAGCTGCTGCTGGCATTGGGAGCAATAGCAGTCCAATGACTGAAGCGACGACGAACACCACTGAGATGCGCGTCAGGGCATTCACCTCGTGACGCAACCAAGATTGCATCGCCAATAACGCACTGGTTATAAATGTGTTTGAAGATTTCATTGTTAAAGCTTTTAGCCATTACACCGTCAATGGCAACACCTTTCTTTTGTAGGAAAGCATGGAAGCCCAGTGTGCCGATACCAATGCTTCGTTCCATCAAGGCACTAGCACGAGCACGGGCAATAGAGTCGGGTGCGTTGTCAATGAAATATTGCAACACGTTGTCCAACATCTCCATAACATCAAGGATGAATTGTTTATCATTTTTCCAATCGTCATAGTATTCCAAGTTCAGTGAAGACAAGCAGCACACCGCTGTACGATTCTCATTTGTTGGCAAGAAGATTTCAGTGCAGAGATTGCTACCGTTAATCTTCAATCCTTTGTCAGCCAGCCAACTTGGTAAAGCTTTGTTAGCTGTGTCGATGTAGATGAGGTAGGGTTCACCCGTTTGCATACGCAATTCAAGAATCTTCTGCCACAAATACTTAGCCGACACTGTCTCAACAACACTACCGTTAGAGGGGTTGATCAGATTGAAGCTGTCGTCTGCGTTGTCGTCTTTCATGCAACGCTCAATGATGTTCATGAATTCGTCGGTGATGTTGATGCCGTGGTGCAGGTTCAGTGTACGCACGTTCTGGTCACCAGTGGGCTTACGCATCTCCAGAAACTGGATGATGTCAGGGTGGTGAATGTCAAGGTAGGCAGCATAGCTACCACGGCGTGTACGCCCCTGACGATAGGCCAATGAACTAGCGTCATAGATTTTCAAGTGAGGCATGACACCAGTGGACTTGTCGTCGCTGTTACGAATACCAACATGAACACCGACACCACCGCCCATCATAGATAGCCAATTGGTTTCCGACAAATTATCGACCAAACCTTCTGCACTATCATCCATAAAATTAAGAAAACAGCTAATAGGCAACCCGCGCTTAGAACGACCAAAAGATAGGACAGGAGTAGAATAGCTGAGCCAGTGTTTACTAGAGTATTCATAAAGTCGCTGAGCATGTTCTTGATTGCTGGCAAATGATGCTGATACAAACGCGAAACGTTCTTGCGGAGATACCTCGTCATCTTTCATGTAGCTTTCTTTGAGT